ATTGGGCCTCAATTCATTAAGCCAGCCTTTAATAAGAAAGCGCAGACCCACTAATAAACTTGTCAGCACGGCGCATACGCCAGCCCCGAAGCCAGCCCATTCTACGGGTGTCATTTTTTAGGAGTTGCATAACCAAATACTCCAGCTAATACTGCCCATAGAATAGAGCGATAGTCAGCTGCAAAATTGGATGCTGCCCAGGCTGATAAAAATGCACCAGCTGTTAATACATAAGGATTTTTCATGTTCATATTTTGCCCCCTAGTAGTGGTATATTGAACGCCTTGCCATCTTTATCACCAGATGGATTAAAGCTAACGTGTATGTGTTTTGTATGTTTGTTAAATCCAGAATATTTACGCCACTTAAAATTAAGTATTTTGCTAGCAATCATTCCGTTATGTATTACGTAAGATATGCGCTTATCGGTCTTTGCACAGATTCTGATCTGGTCAGCCAAATAAACCGAGAGCCCCTCGGATGTATCCAGGCGAGAATCAATATCAATGGCTCGCACGCATCCTGCCCCGTCTGGATTATGATCCGATTTTCTGGCACTGTGACGAGCATCGCCAGCCCACCCATCACTGGTAGTGCGGCGATCTGGATACCAGGTATTAACGGCATCTCTAAGTTCTACACCAGCTGCACATAACCACGGTTTCATTATGAAAGAAGTAGTTTAGCTTCCTCGGCAGTAATGCCAAGTTTTGCTAATAGATCAGCCTTAGCAGTTTCTTTTGCTTCGGCTTCGGCTTGTGCAATTACTTGTGCTGCCTGGTCTGCTTCAAACGCTGCAAACTCAGCATCAGTCATTTCTCTATCAACAATCTCATTTGTTGTTACATTGTGTATTCTTATTATTGGTCTGCTCATTATTTAACTCCGTAAAGTAGGACTGTGCCAGTTGAAAAACTAATTGTTCCTTCAACATCAAAAACTAAAGAAGTTAATGCTGTATTAGACTCAAATGTTCCACCAGCAAACACATTCCTTCTTGCTGCAGCACTAGTAAGAAAACTTCCAATAAAATTAAAAGTTTTATATCTGGTAGTTGAAGTATAATTATCCCAAGTCATAGTCCAAACATTATTAGCATCTGTTTGCGACATATTATCTTGACCTGATAAATTTATAAGAGTGTTTGTTGTAGCAGCAGCCGTTCCATCTCGAAGGTAATTATAATCCGCTAAGTTGGTAACATCATTTGGTTTTAAACGAAAATTGTTTGATCCAGACGCATAAGTAACACCTGTAATAACTAAGTAAAGTGAGTTATAGGTTTGTGGAATTGATGATAATGTAACTGATGTTCCTGAAAATGTAGTTGTGCTAATTAAAGTCATTCCACCAGCTGAAACATCACCCCATGCAGGAACTCCACCTGAAACAGTTAAAACTTGACCAGTTGAACCAATGCCAAGTCGAGCAGGTGTTGAACCACTTGAGGAATAAATTGTGTCGCCTGTTGTGGTCATTGGGTTAGTCATGCCTGTGGTATCTAAATTAGCCCAGGCACTTCCAGTGTAATAAGTTGTAACGTTTGTATCTTTAAGGTATGCAAAATTACCTTCTTGTGGTGATGTTACGGCTGCATCTCTAGCTGCGGCACTGGCAAAAACCCAAACGCCTTGCATTAAATAGCCATCTACATCGGCTGCGGTTAATACCTCGCCTGTAACAAAATCCTTAAACCCTAATCCTGCTGCCATTATATCTCCCTAATAACTAAGTACATTATAGTCTAAAGTTCCGTATATAGCATCGTTAAGGATCAGCGAGTCAATTACGGGCTCTAGTGTAGTAAACGTGGTTTTCCAACTATTTGGCGTTATATTCATTTTCACGCCAAAAATCTGTAATGTTTTTTCTAAGGTAGACCCACCTGGCTGCGCAGTAATTACCTTTATGGGATCAAAAAAGTCCAAGCCTAAAGCTGCAATAATGCCCGTGTTGTAATTGGCCGTATATAAATCTAGCACTATGGAATCCACTCGGATGCTTGTTTCGGCTCGGCTGGCCACATATGCCTGGGCATAATCAAGCGCAACAGCGTCCGTTTCCATTAAAAGGTTATCTAAAAAGTAACTATGTAAAAAGTATTTATCGATGCTCGCTTGATTTAAGGCAACCTGCGGACTGCCGCCAGCCCTGGTAATTGTGGCCTTATTAAAGACCAGCACATCGTTAAGAATCCAGGTGGCATCAAAGTAGGTTATACCTGTGCCATTATCTGCAAACACTGTAGGAGTGCCACCAATAGAGCCAGCCGTTACTGATCTATCTTGAAAGACAAACGAGCCAGTTGCATCTACATATAAAGATCCATATTCAGATAAAGCTACCGTGCTTAATGCTTGCAATGCTGTGCGGTTAGTACCTGGATCCGCCTGCATGGTAGTAAGTCCTGCATCAACATCACGCATAGTTGCTGGCCAGTCAATTTCGTCTAGTATTTGATTAATTCTTGTGCCAGATAAATTGCCAGCCGTGGCACCTGTGACGGTACTAATTTGCGCTAACTGCGCTAATCTAAATGCGTCTACAGCTTGTATAGTTGTCATGGCTAACTCTTCGGCTGAATCATCTGGGTAAGTAGTTACATAGCTTGTGATAAAGCCTTGGAATATTGGGTATGTAACACCGCCATAAGTTGCACTAATTTGCACTTTCTTCATAGGCGTTAAAAGTCCTGCATAGGGCCCCGTTCCATTTTGGGGATTGAAGTCGCCATTTTGATCAACTATGCGCAAAGTAAGTGCGCCTGTCTGGAATTGATCTGATAGTGCAGTGCGGCCTCGGTTAGTCTCTATGCGGTTTACCTGGCTTGATACATCTACAATTACAGCTGTGCTATCGCCTAGCACGTTAGTACCTAGTATGCCTGATCCCAATATGAGTGTTTGTGCAAAGTTTGGCCCAGTACTAAAGTTAATTAAAGCACTTATTACAGGTAACTTCATTATAAGAATCCAGCAGGCGTAGTTGAATAACCAGACCTTGTAGCTACTTGTATGCTTTCTGCTATAGCCTGACTTAATTTATCAGTGCCACCATCTATAGTAAGTTTAATCTCCATAGGTGCTTGTGAATTAGCCGTCATTCCTGAAAGCGGATTATATGTAGATGCTATATCGGCTGGAGTTACTCTTAAACTAGATAACGGATCATATGGTGTTGTGGCTGGTGGGTAAAAAAAGTTTGGATTAACTTTGCCGTTAATTATTGAGTTTGTGGTATCCACTCGGTTTTGTTGTAATTCTGCAAGTTGTTTTTTACTAGCCTCTAAAACTGCAAGGGCTGTTGCTATTTCGGAACTATTTGTAGCACCATAAGCCTTAACTGGATCATAAATGGCTAGTCGAGCAATAGTGGCTTTAAACGCTGCTTCTAAATTAAGCGTAGCCTCTGCTAATTTTTTTGCTGCCTCAGCTGCATTTAACTCAGCTAAATATTTTTTAGCCAAAGCCTCATCATTGTTGGCTATTGCTGTTAATGCGTTTACCCGTAATTTATCCTCTGCGCTAATGCTGTAGTTTAGGGCCGCAGCTAAACCTATGCGCTCTAAATCAAACTTGTCTTTAAGTTTATCTACTTCAGTTCTTTGTTTATTAGATGCGGCAATAATGTTGTATTCATCTTTTTTAGCCGCTGTTAATTTTTTCTGCAATATTAAATCTGCTCTAGGATTACCAGAGCCATAGGTAAAGTTAGAAGTGGGTTTTTGGGTTTTGCCAATATCATATGCAATTAAACCTGCAGCACCTACTATTAACTGCTTCTTGCCCAGTGTTAATAAAGCGGTAATGGCTAATAAAAACTTGCCTACATCGCTGTCTATTATTTGTTTAACTTGACCAATTAACTCGCCCATACCTTTAGCGGTGTTAGCAATAGCGTTAGCAAAGCTATTCATAGAGTTAGCGGCTTGGTCTATTGAGTTATCTTTGCCTAACACAGTAAGGGCATCAATTAACCCTTTACCTATAATCTCGGTGGCGTTGGCAGCTGCTACCTTTAGCAGATCCATCTTGCCTGCATAAGTATCTAATCTGGCTAATGCTTGACCGCTAAACTTCTTATCAAGTGCGGCCATAATTTTATTCATATCACCACTGGCTATTGTGGCCTTATCTAATCCAGTGCCTAATCTAGTTATTGCTGTAGTAGTACCCGATGCACCTTTGGCTATTGCAGATACTACGCTTGCTAAGTCTTTGCCTGTGCCTGCGCTTACGTTTAATGCAGTTTCCAATGCCTGTTGGCTAAGGGTTACTGATCCAGTCGCGTTTAATAAAGTCTGGAAGGCTGGGCGAAGTTGATCGTCTAATACACCGTAAAGCCCTTGCAGGCTTGCAATATAAGCCTCTACCTCATCTATTCTAAATGCGTTGCCAGTATTTTCTAACTGCACTGCTAAAGATTTGGCTGCCTGCTCATCGGCTGCAAATGCGTTAATTGCCTTCTTGCTAAATGCCACAAGTGCTGTAGTAGCAAAAACTCGGTTAAATGTTTTGCCTAATTGCTGGGCTTGTTTATCAAATGCTGATAACTCTTTTTGGCCTTTTTTAAGTGCCTTACCATTAAAGGTTGCAATAGCGGAGACGACTACATTAGCCATTATGCTGCCCTTTTAATCTCTGTTTTTTTATTAAAGTCAATAGCTGTTGCGCTAATGGCTTTTAATATTGCATCATAAACTTTAGGACTATCTTGTGCCCAGGCCTTGTAAATTAAACGGCCCTTAGTTTTACGACCACCACTGCGCAAGTCTTTAATTTTAGGTTGCGCTGTTACTGGTTCTAATGCGGCCACAAACTGCTGGCTAGCAAATGGGTTATTAGATTTGTATTCCTCAAATGCTTTGCTTCTGGCAGATCTTTTAGTGTATGTGCCGCTTGCACCCTTAGATGGTGTCATCTGGAATGGGGCGCGGCCTTGTGGGTTTAAACGGCCTGCTACCTCATAGATTGCGCCTGCTCTAGTTGAGTTGTAAACGTAATTGCTTACCTTAAAGCCATTTTTAAATGTTTTATTTTCGCCTGGGTTATATCCAATACCTTCTCTAACCACGCCTGCATCATATTTTGGAAATGGCTTGTATTTAAGGTCTGGCGAAGATATAGGTTTAGCCCAGCCAGACAATACTTCTGAGTTTTGCTTAACCATTGTTTTAGCTGTAAAGGCTACGCCACGCATTAAAGGATCAATAGCTGTCCTAATGCGCTGGCGCATATCTTCATCAATAAACTCTAATCCTTTAAGGACATCCTTAATGCCTACGACCTCTACTGGCATTTTTAATCTCCTTAGCTCTGTCTTTTAGGACTTGTATAATGGCTATATACATATCCGTATCCATATCAATAAACTCTTTAGGCGCGATACCTGTTTCTACGCTAAGGCTTGCAATAGCGTAAAGCATTGAATCACGCGGTATTATTTTTTTTCTTCGTCTAATACCTCTACAGTTTCAAGTGTGTCAATAAACTCCACGCCCCATATAGGTATCTGCGCACCAGCCCTGCGTAAGCACTCATAAGCCAACCAAAATATTTCGGTCTGGCGTTCATGCTCGCGCAGGACTTTGCTAATACCTGAGCCATATTTCAATTCAAAACTATATTCGACTCCTGGTGTAATTTTATGCTCAGAAACCTCACCATTAGCCCTAGTAATCTTTAGCTTTGCCATTGTTACT